TGTGCCGTCATCGCAGCAGTCGTTTTCTTGGCTGTAGGTTAGCATACCAGCTTCAAGAACTGGTTCTTTGCTTGGTGTGTCGCTCATGCTTTTGCCTCCCTCACCACCCTAGCTTCGCGCATCGCCACGCACTTCGGATGCGTCCGCAGTATCTCCGCGTTGTGGCCCTTGTTGAGGTTCCCGCACCACTCCTGAGGCAGGATGTCCTGCACGTAGCGCGGCGAGCGGTCCAATGCGCCGGCAATCACCGCCATCGTCCAACCCTCCTTGCGCTTCGCGATGGCAAACTCCCGGTCCTTGTCGCGGCGCGCTTGGACGTTCTGCATTCGCACGCTTTGGCGCATAGGCTTCACGCGATTAGCCGGCGGGTGCTTGGTCTTCTTCCCGTTCTCTTCCCGCGGCAATAGCTCGGAAACGTAGTGTCGCGTGACGCCTAAGGCCTCAGCAATGTCCGCGTTGTCTTTGCCTTGGTTTCGCATCTGCGCCGCCAGTGCGACCGATTCAGCGCGCGGCCGGCGGACCTTGCCGGGCATCTTGCGTGTCTTATCCCACAGCTTTGCCGGATTGGCCACGACGGTCATGCCGTTGCGGGCCAGCATTTCGCGGATTGAGTCGGCGGTTAGACCGGGTTTAACGGCATCTAGTAGGCGGTGCGTGCTCATGTCGGGATAAGCTCCTGTTCAACGTGCTCTTCAACCGCGGCCAAGTTTCGGACAGCTTGGTTGTAGTAGGCTGCCTTCAACTCCACGCCGATGCCCTTCCGGCCATTCAGGACAGCGCCATACACCTCACTGCCGACGCCCATGAACGGTGTCAGCACAACCTCGCCGGGATTGCTCCACAGGACGCAAGCGCGCTCGATCACGTCGAGTTGCAGGGGGTGAACGTGGCGCTCGTCATCAGACTCCCGGCTTTCCTTGTAAGGCAAGGTCCGCTCGATCCGAATGTCATCCCAGAAGCTGCTCGCGTATTGACGCCAAATCCAATGACTAAAGCGGTTCTCGGTCTGCTTCCCTGTATGCCCCTTGTATTGCTGAAGCTCATGAGGGATTACACGCTCTCCGGCGTAGGAATGAAGTCCGGTCGGATGCGAAACCGGAACCGTGTTCTCGCCCTTCTTTCGGAACGTCAACAGGTAGTCGGCGCTAGCCACATCACAGAGCGTGGAGTCTTCCACGATCTGAGCGTGTGCCAATCCCTTCGCCATTGTTCGGAGACGGACGCCAAGCGGTTCTTTCCAAATCGCGCGCCGGCCCATGAATTGGAAACCGTGCTGCTCGTGAAGCCGGATGATGTCGCCGGGGAAGTCGATCAATCCGGTTCCTGCATTTGCGCCGCAACCCATGCGGGCGGTTTCTCCGTTTCCTTTGCCGGGCACGTCCATACAATGAACAGCGGTAATTCGTCCCGGCTTGGTTAGCCGCGCAATTTCCGCAACCACGTAGCCGTAATGAACAAAAAACTCCTGATAGCTGGCGCAGTTGCTTAGGTCGCGCTCACTGCTGCTGTAATTGTAGAGTCCGCAGAAGGGCGGAGAGTAAATGCTGAGGTCAACTTTTTCGTCCGGCAGCGAGCGCATCACTTCAACGCAGTCGCCATTATACAGCGCATACTTGGCGCAGATTGTTTGATTGATTATAGCCATGATGGAATCTCTTGTTTGTTAACGTGGGTGTTTGCCTTTTCAATGCGGAGTTCGTTTGTGATAAGCTCAACCAGCTTTGCAAACATCTGCTCCGCTTGGTCAGACTTGCGGTTAAGGTTTGAAAGGACGCCCGCCTCGCCTTCGCTTGAGATAACGTCAACCTTAACGACGTGCTTTTGTCCAAACCTCCAGAAACGCCGGATTGCCTGATACCACTGCTCAAACGAATGCGACGGGAATGATGTGGTATGGTGGCAATGTTGCCAGTTAAGACCAAACCCGCAGACAACGCTTTTGGTGACCATGTTTTGAACTTGGCCACGTTGAAACGCCTCAATCTTTTCCTCCTTCTCGTCATCGGAGTCATCGCCCGAGACTTGGACGCAATCTTGAATCAGTCTTTCAAGAAGGTCGCCTTCCTGGTTCAGATGACACCACGCGACGGATGCGCCTTTGTGAGAGTTGACCAGTTGAGCGGCCATCTCGCATCGTTCTTGAATTGTCCGGCGCCGTTCGCTCCTTTGCTCCTGCAATCCGATGGCAGGCATATCAAAAAGGAAGTCAGGGTTGCGCGACCTTGCCTTGATGATGTGCTCAACCGAATTGAGTTCTGGCAGCTTGTAGGCGTCGTCTGGAAATCCAATGTCAGAAGGCTTTCTGACTGCCCTTGCCCACGAACATACCCAGCGCCAGAAATCGTTCTGAGCATGGCCACGAAACCGATAGAGCCCGGACCGGAATTCTTCGCTCCTGCTGGTTGTCTGCTCTGACTTTTTGAAGAAGCGGTTGAGCATGTCCATGAACCCAAGATCACCCAGCGCCTCGCTTGAAGTGCCAAGTTCAATGTAGTCATTCGGCGCGGCTGTCGCCGTGCAAAGCAGCCTATATGGCAGCTTCCGCATGAATTCTGTCACCTGTCCTTTTATGGCGCCGTCAAAGCTCTTAAGGATTGAGGACTCATCGCAGACAACGCCTCCGAATTGCTTCCAGTCGAATTTGTGAAGCTGTTGGTAGTTGGTGACGGTGATTGGAGCGGATGCCGATCCGTCGCGCGATTGCTTCGCTTCTATTCCAAACTTCTCAGCCTCGCGAACGGTTTGGGCACCAACCGAAAGCGGCGTCATTATCAGGACTGGCTTGCATGTTTTTTCCACGACGTTCTGAGCCCATACCAATTGCATCGGAGTCTTCCCAAGTCCGCAGTCGGCAAAGATGGCCGCGCGACCCTTTTCAATTGCCCACGTCGTCAGCGCGCGTTGGAACGGAAACAGGAAGTCCGGCATGAACAGCGGCTTGAATCCGGACTGGTTCCCAAGATGCGTTTTGCGCTCAAGAAACACGCGGTAATCAGTCGCGGCCGCCGCTTGGTTGCTAACCTCACTCACGGGAAACCTCCTGCGTCAGTGGTGAAATCTGAATCTCGCATCCGGTTTCGGAGCCGTAGGTTTTTACGATGCTCAAGCTCACAACCAAGCTGTCATCGGTCCATGCGCTGACATCGGTAAGGGCGTCGAGAACGGCCTTAGCGAGGTTGTCCGCGTCGGGCTTGCTGGTCACGTAGCGGGGCGCGGTTGGCTTTAGCTCCCATCCGCTGGCCCTCAGGTGCGCCTTTGGCCGCGGCATCACGAAGCGCATGGCGACGGCGACCGGACCCATATAGACGGGCTTACCAAGCTCAGCAGAGCGGCCCTTGAACTCCGCGCGAACGCATCCCTTCCAAGCATCCGCGGTGCCGGGATCATAGACGCCGGCATGGTTGCCCCGCTTGAACGCTTTAACGCGCGGCTGGCCTTTGGGGAGGCCGGAGACAAAGAAGGCGAGTGGTTTCATAGCGTCTGGATAAAGTCCGCGGTTTCCTGCCACTCAATGCATGTCCGCAAGTCTTGCCAGCTTTTGAGCGCAATCTTGGCGACTTCAACGGCTTGCTCGCGTGAAAGGATCGGGCTGTGTTCCTGGATAGCGTCGGCGGCGTTATTGAGCCACGCGGCGCGACGTGAGAGGAATTGTTCAGTGGTGGTCATTGTTGGCCTCCCTCCAAAAGCTCCGGCTGGCTTGGGTCCGCAATAGCCTCCGAATCTTCCTCGCCGTCGATCTTGGTGCGGACGGAGAATCCGGCTGCCGGTGTTGAGCACACCGCGTTGTGAGTCTTGGCGAGCTTGAAGGTGAACCAAACTGAAAGCGTTCCGTCTTCAGAGTTTAGCAGCGCATCGGCCGCTTGCGTGCAGCAGTCGGCCGCTAGTTCTCGGGACTGACGCTCTAGCAGCGACTGGATGACCGAGGGTCCGAATAATGGTGGATTCATGGGGTGATGGGTTAAGGTTCAGAACGGAACATCGTCTTCGGTAGTAGGCTTCGCAGCCAGCGGGAGGCTCGCCGTCTTCGTGTCCGGCCGGCGAATGTCCGCTTTCTTCACGACGTAATCCTTTACGGCGTTCTTGGCCTCGTAGTTGCCGCTGGCAGGTTCAATGCGGATTTGCGCAATGCCCTCCCGGCCAATCATGTCATCCGCGTTTAGCCGGCCGGAGTCGTATTTCGCCAACAGGCCCGTGGCTTCGCAGAAGTGGCGCAACTTGTATTCGAGCGACGCCTGGAGGTAGTCGTAAACGAACCGTGTCGCCTCGCCTTTGTAGATGACTAGCTTGAGCTTGATCTGGTCATTGCCGGCCTTGCTCTGGCACTCCGTGGCCTCGGCAACGCGGAAGTCGTAGGAACCTTCCGGCCACAGGCTACGCTCGCGGAGTTGTGCTTCTGTCTTTGGTGTGAATGTCATGGTCTTAGGCGCTGATTTTTTTCTTCAGGAACGTGATCCACTTGGTAATTTGGTCGCTGGTCATCTCGGACCAGTCGGCGACTTCGGCCTTCTCGAAACCCTTCTGAATGTCGGCTTCGGGGATGCGGACGATTTCGAGAAGGTGCTTCACTTCGGCGACCTGGGCCGGGAGCGCGAGCGTGATGGCTTCGGAGGCTGCTTCAACCGCGTCCTTGCCGGCGCGGGCAATGAACTCACTGTAATCCAGCGGGAACTGTGACCCATCCTCAAAGGCGGTGATCCGGCTCTTGCGGACAATGGCGATGCGCGAGCTTCCTCGCTTGTTGGCTTGGATAGCCAAGTCGAGTTCGTAAATAAGCTTATCCCACACGTCGGGAATCTTTCCGATCTCGGTCCGCTGGCCGTTGACCATTCCCCATTCGGACGCTTCGTGGCAGATGAACCAGATGTTCATGTCGAGCCGCGTAGCCCACATGACCAGCCGGCGCATGGCAGCCACCGCTGGCTTTTTGGATGCTCCGAAGGCGTCCTTATCGCCCAGCCGTTCCGCTTCCGCCGCAATCGTGGTCTGAAACAGCTTAGTAAGGCTGTCCACAATAAGCGTCTTGTAGGGATGCTGCTCAGTAGAGAGCGCCTGCATCTGCTCGATCAGCGTGTCGAAGCTAAGGGTGCCGTCTTCTGGCCCCATGTAGGCGCCTCCGCTTGCCTTGAGTATCTCACGGTATTGCGGACCCTTGGCGCCGCCCTCCACGTCGAAATAATACGGGCTTGGGAATGACAAGGCCAACGTGGTCTTGCCCACGCCGGACGGGCCAAACAGGACCGCCTTTAATTTGCCGGGTTTGATTAGCTCCGGCGCTTTTGCTTTCAGTCTGCTCATGTGTGCTTTCGGTTTGTGTTGTGAGATTTACCCCGCGCGCCGGACTTTGGCCTGCTAGCGTTTCAGCCTCGGAGCAACGCGCGGAGTTGAAAGTTGTTTAAGCCTTCTTCCCCCCGTGCATGTGCCCCCTCTTTGCATTCGCCTCAATCTCCTACTTT